TGTTGCAATACCAACTGCAGTCGTGGTTGGACTAACTGTTCCAGTTCCAAGACCAACAGTTACAGTTGGTTGTGATGAATATGCCTTACCTCCAGTAGAGATTGCAACACTACTATTATCAAGTGCCGATCCTGTGTCATATGCAGTTACTGCACCACCTACAAGTCCAATAGTTGCCTCTGCTCTATCAAATCCTGGATGAGCTATCGTTACTGTAGGAGCACTTCCATAAAACTTACCCGAGTTGCCAATAGAAACCGCAGTAACATTTCCACCATACAATGTGAATGCATTAATTGAAGCAGTTGCTGTAGCAGTGATCCCTGACCCTTCAGGGAGTCCAAATGTGACCGTAGGTGCAGTTCTATAGAATGCCCCACCAGTAGTGCCTCCAGGGAACAGGAAGGCAGAAGAACCAACACTTATAGGTGCAGACATGATACTAACACCACCACCAACCATTGGCGTAGCAAGGACTGCTGTGGCTGCTGCACCAACATGTTTTGGTGTAGAGAATGTTACTGTTGGAGCGTTAATATATCCTCCACCAGAAGAACTTACGGTAACTACTCCAACTCCACCAGTTGTAGAAATGCCCGATGTAGCAGCTGCTCCAGATCCCCCACCACCACTAAATTTAATCGTAGGTGCAGAAGTATACCCTGTTCCTGGATTTACTAATCCAATTTGCTGAACGGATTTTAATTTGGTATTTGTATTTGTATTGCAAACATTTATACCACTTATCATCTGAGCAACTGTACCCACACCAGTGACTCCACCTGTAGGAGCAGATCCAATACCTATTGATGGTAGAGAACTGTAACCTGCTCCTCTATTAGTAAGCCTTATGAACCTTACGCCATCATTTACAAGTGAAGTGTTTGCTGTGGCAGTAACTCCCGTTCCAACAACATACAGAAGTTGTGCAACTCCAATAATTGTTGATGTGCCACTTTCGGATGTTCCATCATAGTCATCTCCAATCAGCTCATTATCAATTTCTTCAATTCCAGTATCAATAACTTCATCTTCGATACGGAAGAGTTCACATCTCAACTCATAAACATAGTTTTTCTGTAGTTGATAAAATGGTTTTTCGTGCTCAACATATTTAATTTCAAATAATCTGTCACCTAAGGGAAAATATATTAAGTCTCCTTCCTTTGGTCTAGTTGACAACTTTACATTCGATTCATTTCTCATCAAAGGAGAGATATAAGTCTCAAATCTTTCCTTTGAAATAATTAAAGTTATCTCATTTGTTGCTTGAATTCCAAATTTAGATAATAAAGTTGGATTATCCCCATAACCTTCAAAAGATTCAATATAAGCCTCTATTGGATATGCATCATCAAATTTTGATTCTATTACTTCTTTTATAACAGTATTTTCTGTTAGATATTTTCGTGGTAAGAAGTGTACATCTATACCATATATTCTTAACTGCTCATTGATTAGATCCTGGACAAGATTTTGCTCTCCAGAAGATCCTTGTTGAAAAAATGGATTTAACATAATCCTTACCCGATCATATCAAGAGGTGGAAGTTCATATGTGTTAGACATTTGCTCCCTAATGATTTCCAAATCTTTCATTCCATCATCATAAATTTGTCTTCCATTTAACTCCGTTCCACCTGGAAGTTTTACACCTTGGAATTTAATTAGATTTTGACCCCACTGTTTTTTAATAAGAGCAGTCAGATATCTTTTTAAAAATGAATCATTATAAACTCTAGAGTGATCCGCAGGATCTATTGTTCTGTAACAATCAAGGATTATGTAGTCGTCTTTCTTCACACTACCCCAATCAATATCAAGATATAAACGATCTTGTCTTTGATTAAATCTTATTTGCTTTTCTGTGCTCAATGCAAAATCAAGATCTTCCAAATATCTCTTAGTCATTGCATAACTAAGGATTTCTGTAGATCCTAGGCCATAGATATCATTCAAGAATAATTGATATTTAACACTAAACATGTTGTTTGTTGTAGTGTTAGAACCATCAAAACGAAAAATTTTGTTTATACCAATAACTGCTGGTGGTACTTGAATATAATTATTGTTCTCGGTAAATGAAAAAGATGATGTACTACCTACACTGTGAGTGACCGTGGTTGTTGTAATTCCACTGACTCCTGCTGTACCAGGGCCTTTTCCTCTGTTTACATCATCTTCAGTAAGTTTATAGTGTAAAAAAGTTTGTATTACACCATCAAAATGTCTCTCATGAAAATATTGAATAGCATCATCAACTAGATCCTCAATCTGCTCATCTGCAACATTGATTTCTAGAACTGGAGCTCCCAGTTGTCTTTTGCAATAATTGATTAATTCTGATCTACTTGTTGGTTGTGCCATTTATTAACAAGTTTCCTAAGTGTATTTAGGTCTATGATGAGATGGTATTATAAACTAATACATTTCCACGAACCAGAGGGTATGTTGACGATCCAATAGTAACTAATACATCATAAACATATCTACCCTCTGTCAGATTTCCAGTTTCGGTGTCAGTTAAAGAAATTTTTAAAACTCCTCCAGCTGCACTAGTAATTCCAACTGTAAAGGTGTCTGCAGCACCAAAAGTTGCACCAACGGCAATACTTTTGGATAGAGCACCTGCTCCAGAATAACTTGTCAGATCAAAAGCAGTATTTGTTGTGGTTTTTACATTAAAGGTGGTTGAAAAATCAGTGCCACCATAAATTGTTAAATTAGCACCATATGGTACGCCAGAGTCTGGATCAAAAGTAATTGTTTTAGTTGCCATCTGTTGATAGTCCTATGATCTGCATTGTCTCTTGCTGTTTATAATAAAGTTTGCAAAAAGATTTTGCAATATTTTTCAGAGTATCGCGATCATCGCAGTTATCTATATCAGTTGCAATCTGCTGATATGCAAAACTTTTTGACAAATTTTTAAGTTCAATAGTTTCAGGATCCATTTGCTAAGCTCCTTAATAGTGATTTGATTTCATTTAAATCATCCTTCATACTAGCAACGTCAGTCTCAAGATTCTGTATCTTTTGTTTCTCATCATTTTTTACATTACGACGGCGTATGTAATCATTATATTGAGACTGACTTGTATTAATAATACAATTTGTTGTAGTATCTCTGACTAAGTGAGTTTGATCTTTTACCTTATGTTTCATATTATGCAGTTGCAATAACTCTCAGGTCCTTCATTCTAGGCGGATAAGTTTGATTTGAACTTGTCATAACAACCTTAACTCTAAATGACTTGAATGAAGGAAGATTATCAGCGGTGAATGTATATTCTCTGAAGTCTAGGTCTTCGGAGGCAAATCCAGCGACATCGGATACAGTGTTATAAGTATCAGACTTACCATTACTATTTTCAAGAGCAATGATTTCTCCACGGTCATTTAAGTTATCATAACCAGGGAACGGTACGAATATAGGTTCAAAATTAGAAGTTTCACTGACCGCGTAGAATACTCTAATGTCCGCATAATTGTTAATGTGGGCATCAAGTATAACCTTGAGTGAAGAAGCAGGATTTTCTAAAGTATTCTCTTTAGAAATATACTGACAAGATGTTGGATCATCATTCAAACTATTGACTCGATTATCTTGAGCATAGTTTGTGATTGGAGCATCAACTCTATTTGTTGTAAAGATCGCGCTCAATCTCTGACTATCGATAACAGGTGATAAGAATTCGCTGTCAGTAGTCAACTCAAGAGAGATGTTCAGTGAACGCTCTCCTGGAAGATCTTGCATGGTCGATGCATTAGTTTCATTAACTCTTGAAGCAATAACTCTAGGTGATGTGAGATAATTGCTATTGTTAAGAGTAACAGCCTCTCTATCTTGAACTACGAATGGAAGATCAGTGCCAGCACCAGATCCATCATTGAGACTTGTTCCGGAGACAGATCTCATTGTTGCATTAATATTAGTTCCAGGAAGAGTCAGATTTTGAATCTGTGGAGTAATAATTTCATACTGCATATTTTGAGTAGCCTTCGCACTAAATCCACCAGTGGACTTAGTTTGATTGAGATAAAGAATTGGGAAACTTTCTCCAGTTGTTCTGGCAACTCCAGAAGTTGCCATATCAATCTTAACATTATATGAATCAAATGTAATTGGATTTGATACCGTTACATCACTGAGAGAGTGTTCCTTATTAATCCTTCTCAAGGATACTCCACCAAGTTCATACTTGTAAATAGGAGTTCCTGCAGGATAATCAGTAGCAAGTGTGCTGTCAATCTGTCGGGTAATTCCTCCGATGACATTTCCTGAAGTTTCGGTGTAAGAAATAATTTCGTCACCGATCAAGAGATATCCAGCATTGGTTGTTCCAACACCGACATTTTCAAAAGTTCCAAACTCGGATGCATCGTCAACACTAATATCACCTGTAGATGATGCATCATACGCAACAGAAATCTTTGTTGGTACAATGTCAGGTTCAATATCAGAAAGAATTACTCTGTTGGTTTCATG